TCCTGCGGCAATGGTGTTGAACTGTTGGGCTTGCTGTATCTGCTTGGTGATAATGGTTTGCTGGCTGGTTACCTGAGCTGATAATTCTTTGGCATCCTTTGTGAGCTGCAGTGCTTTGGCATGGTAGTGACTGGCAAGCCAGCATACTGCGAGAAACGTGGATACTAAGACAGCCAGGGCAAACTGTTTCCAGTAGGCGCGAATAAACATGATGGCGGTCATGACAAGAACAACTTACGTTCTGCTTCCCGGCGCTTAACCAATCCATTCAACCGGACACCACCGGCATTCACCCATTTACCAAACTCATCTGCAGCCCCCTGCTTATCGCCAGCATTGAGCTTGCGGAGCAAGGTGGACGTGCTGAGGGAGCGCAAGCCGAGGTTGTAGGCAAAGCTCACTAGCGCGTCGAACTGACCTTGAGTGATGATCACCTTTACCAGTTGGTTTACTCCCTGCTCGTATTGAACAAGGCCACACTTAAGCAAGCGCTCGGTCGTAGCCTGGTCAATTACCATTCCCGGGCCAATTTTTCTGCCATCAACAGGCTGAGTCCAACCATAGCCAATCGTCCATACACCAACACTGTCTTGGTAAGCTTTTAGCCTGCAGCCTTCAAACTCTTTGATCAGGGAAATGCCAGCGTTGCTTATTTGCATTTTGTTTACCTATTCACTTCACGATGCGGCACATCTTTGTAGCCAGGGTTGGTCCGCCGATCGCCTCGACGCGCTCAATGGACTTTGCACAGAGAACTCGTAAAGCCCCAATCTGCGCACCCCACTCATCTCGCTTCCATCGCTCAACCAGCGTTAATACTTCTTCGTCGGTTTTGGCACTGATAAGCCCATAGGAAACAACCGCTGATGGATAGGCATAAGCCGCGTCATCTGCACGCTGCATAATCTGAGCGATCAGCCAGCCTGCGATGAGGATTGCCATCACGTAAGGTGCGGATGCAGAACAAGCACCGATTACTCTTTGCTTAATCATTCTTTTCACCATCGATGCCAGTTTTCTTGTTCATGAAGCGCAGGGCATACTCGCGAACCTTTTCGACACCGATGAAGCCAATAGCACCACCGATAAACACGTCTGAGCCTTCAGGTAGGTTTAGTATCGCTGCGCCTTTGTAAACGCAAAAAGCCAGGAGCCCACAGAGAACGCATTCAATCCATTTATTCTTTCTATGCACACCATCGTGAATTAGCCTGGCGTAACATACAGCGCCCGCAATAAGTGATCCCCCTACTGCTGGCCAGATGGCTTTTAAAGCAGCCCAAATGCCTGGCCATAAATCCGGGTTATCTTTCATCTTCATATTCCACCCCCTATTACGGGGATCTATCAGATTAGTTACGTTGATATCTGAACAAATCCCGTTACACTCAATCAGTCTGTGCAGACTTGATGGGCCTTGGTTTTGTTCGTGATTCGAAGCATGAGCAAGATGGCCGGGAGTAGTTAGAGCTACTACCGGTCGCCCATTTTCACGATTAACCCGCCATGTGCGGGTTTCTTGCTTTTGGGGGATAGCCGTCACGCCGTAGTCACTCAGCGATAAGAGGGTGTCTGAAGTGATTGACTGTTTTGGCGTGGGGCTAAATGCAAAAAAGGCCACGCATTTAGCGCAGCCCTGGAATAGAAAAGCCCCGGCGTTAATAGCCAGGGCTTTGAATGGGGTAATCATCAAGTCTCGGCCTGAGAAACTAAGAATCTTGATGATTACTAGGCTATAAAATGCAAAAGCCACAGACCTCTCAGCCTGCTTGGTTGGAGTTACAGTCATTACGACGAAGTTACCAACTCGGCGGAATCAGCGTTCAGGAGCCGCCTCTTTATTTCCTGAATCACCGCTCTTCGCTTTACGCTCCCGAGCATATAGCAAATATACACTTCCAAAACTCAAAATCAAATATTATTTGCGATGTTTTGCATTATGCCGCCAATATCTCACTTTTTAGCGACACGTTAGCTGCTAACTTCGCATACATCACTTCGCCAAATAGTTCTCTGCACCACCTAACCCGATCAATGCATTGCTTCTGCGTTAATCCCGGGGCATAAACACGATTGAGATAGTTTGCGATACTTTGCATCTCTTCTCGGTCACAATAATACTTAATCGCTACAGCGCGGATCGGACTGGACTGACTGAACGCCTCACAGATTACACCGTCGATATATTTGCCCTCTTCCCCTTCTTTGGCGAGACGCAGGATGTGAGCAAATGAGTTTCTAGGGTTTATGATCTCTTTGGCTTTCAAAAACAGTTCAGTTCCGCGATATCCGGCATCATAGAGGTGATCTACTGTATTGATGATTTTAGCTCCGCTGTTGTCATCCCAGTCGGTAGATATCATCAACCGGCCAATAACACCGCATGCTGAAATTGGCGCCGTGTTACCCCCTGCGTATTCCCCCCATACGTGAAGCACTGACCGAATCCATCTGTCTTGCACTGGAGTGAGCTTTCTTGCCTTCCCGAGGTAACTCTTGCGCGGTGCCTGTGCTAATTGCTGCCATACGTCAGGCTTCATGCAGCCACCTCGTCAGTGTTAACAGTGCCGTGATTGTCGTGCCTGGTCGTGAACATCGGCATTATTCCGCTATAGGCTGGCTTCACTTTCATAACGTTTGTGCATTGAAATACGCCGTAGTCCCGGTGATATTTCTCACGCATAAATCGAGCCTCTTCGATTGCTGATTGGAGATCGGTAAACACAGTTGCCATTAGGCTGCCTCCAGTTGTCTCTTGCGGAGTTTTTCGTAATGCTTCGCTCGGCGTGTGAATATGGATTTCACCCGCTGCAGGTAAGCGATATCGAATTTCCGTGGTGTGTTGTCATGCTCGATTCGTTCAACGCGGAATGCGCTGATTTTCTCGATGAGGTTTATTCGGTAGGGGATCAGGTTTCCTGATAGGTCTCGGTTGCAATGAACGCACCCGGCATGATTGTTGAAAACGTTGAAGCGAAGATGCGGCGCTGCTCCCCTAGAGCGATAATGACTGGCATCTACTGCCCCTCCACGTACGCCGTAGTTAAGCGGTCTGCCACAGGCGATGCATGGCTTCCCATAGTCGCGCCAAAATACAAAGCGATTTACCGCTGCCTGAGCCTCTCTGTTCCATTCTGATTTTGTCTTTAACCTTTCCCTTCGCTGCCGTAGTTCATCGCGCTGTAGACGCTCCTGCTTGCGTTTTTCACGCATGGCAATCTCTTCATCGCGCTTCTTGTTGAAGGCAATGGCGCATTTGTAGTTGTGGCAGACTTTCTGGAGTGAACTTCGGGGAATGTATTCGACATTGCAGATGGGGCAGGTCTTGGGCTTCGGCACTTTGCCTTTAGCCATCGTCATTATCTCCCGTCACTGATTCGATGAAATTGCGTTGTTCCTGGTCGCAGGAGTCGCACACATAAATTTCATCTTCCTGCAGTTCCTTTCCGCAATCGGCGCAGATCATCGAACGCACCTCATCAACAAAAACAGAACGGCATTGCCGGGCCATGAGAGGCTAAGCAGTAATGATTTAACCGTCGTTAGGCTTGGCTCGTTCTTGCTGAGGAATTCGAAGAACTGGCCAGCCACAAAGCAGTAAGCGCAGGCCAGTATGATTGCAGTAATTAACATGGCTTCCTCCGGGCGCGACGACGCAGCCACATGCTGTCGGCGAGGGTCGCGGTATAATTTAGGGTTTTAACTTCGGCAGGTGCTGGTTTCTTCTTGCGGGGAGTGCTGGTTGTTGGTTTGAATATCAGCTTCTCTTCTAGTCTGTCCCAGACTGATTTACGCCTTCGATTCATTAGGCCACCTGTTTCTGTTTGAGTTGGTTGTACTCGCTATCAGCAGGAATAGTTAACCTGCAGCCGATGTTCAGCGCCCAGCCTTCGACCTGGTTCAGGTAGAAATGCATGTCGCCTGTATCAAGGTCTGCTGTGTGCCGAAGCGATCGGATAATGGTTTTCTCACCTGTAACCACATCCACCATTTCGCGTTCTTCGTATCCGAGGTATGTGTGTTTCATCGCATCCTTCACCCACTCTGGAGACGCAAAGGGCTTGCCACGCTTAATGAGATAAGCGCTTAGCTCTGCGTACCACATGTGTTGGAGTGAGTTCTGAGGAAGACTGCGCTTGTCGCGCCATTCGGATATTTTTACTCGGTAGCGTTTGCCGCTGGAGATGAGGTCGAAGAGTTGTTTGGTGAATTGGCCTAGGGTGGATTTATGGAGACAGAAGTCGTCCATTTCACCTCCGTATATTTTTGATTCCCACCAATATGATTGCAGTGCAGATATAAATTGATCCGCAGATTATGTTGGTAGAATTTCCAGATGCTAATCCCATCCCTGTTAAGCATCCTCCAATACCGCCGATGAAGTAGTGCATATCACTTCACCGGTTTAGGGGCTGCAGCGCATGGTTGCCAATGTGATATGTCAGATAGGATAAGAACTATTTGCACACCATCAGGACCTTGCGCATACACGTATTCGCGCCCGTCATAAAAACCAATAAACTGCTCTTTTGTTTCTGGGCACCACAAGACAACTTCCTCGTACTTTACCGGCATCCTCTCGCTGCATGCTATCCAACCATCCGGAGTTTCCGGAGAGTTCAGTGGTGATATTCCGTGGTAAACAGGAACAACAAACCCTCCAATTTCAGCAGCGATCCTGACAGCACATGATTTAGCGCCTGAATGTGAGTGCTCCCTGTCATCAAACTCATTGGGGTCTGGATTTGGATAATATGTAATCCAATATGATGGCGCTGCCCTCTTTGCTGCCAGTGCAATCATTGCCAGAGCAGCTACTTGATCGTGCGAAGGCGTAAATGTTAAATCTTCCGGATTGGCATATTTCCACAACTGTTCAACCGTGAATTGGTCTAGTTCTTTCATGGTGCCTACTCCCCTTTGATTGATAGGCCGATAGAGCGGATGTTCTTGGCTGTCTCTTCGATTCCGTCATCAACACCGGACGCATAATCACCCATGTAGCCAAGATCTAGAGCCTCTCGAGTAGTCAGCCCCTTTGGAAGCTCAACCACAAGGCTTTTTTGTCTGGCCAGCCAAGAATCGAACATCCCTTGCTTTATGCGGTTGAACATTACTCCATGAATATTGCTCAGCTTCTTGTCCCAACTCTCTACGACCCACCACTCTTCAAACTGCTTGCGGCTCTCTTCGTGTAGCTTATCCATGGTAATTCTCCCTGCTAATTGACCAGTTAATTACGGCGTCGTATGGGCGGCGAATGATGCGTCCTCTGCCATCACTACCCATTCGCAACGTTGCTTGTCTTAACTGAACATCCAAAACTTTGTATAGCGTTCCTTTTGGCGATTCCCAAACCTCTCCAGCGCGAAAAATATCGCCTTTTGCTATCTCATGCTTACCCATGGTGATCTCCAGTTAAAATCCTGTCATGCTCGACAAGTGCAAATGTTTTTTCAGTAATTGAAATTCGACGAAGCCGACATGATATTCGGTGGTTCTTACCCTTCAGGCGACTGTAAGCTGCCAAGCATCCAATGGTAATGAAGTGCCTTGCGTAAAGCA